GCTTCGACACCGGCACCTCTTTCGAGGGGCATTCTGTTTCAAATGCTCAGGGGAAAGTTAATTCGTGTCCACCATGTGCTTACCGGCACATGGAACCGGGTTGACTCTTCTCTGGTGCAAGCATGGGCAGAACAGTGGTCCCGTTCCCCCAAAATGGGGGGAAACCAGAACGTTATCCTGGGTTCATCCGAGACATGAGGTATTAGCCCTTCTCAGATAGGTTGGATTGAGTACAATCGGCCACTTAAAAGTTGACCAGGGAGTTCAGAACTCCCCGAGATTGCGTGTCAACTGCCTAATCTGGAACAGACTAACACTACTAACTGTTCCCGCCACTCCATGAGATCGGCCCGAAGCCCACCAGAACAGATGACCCTTGAAAAAGGTCGTCTGCGCAGGTTTAGACCTGGGTTTTAGGATAACCAATTAGCCAGGCTCTGGCCCTGGAAGATACGCCGAAGCGCACCTAGAGGGAGGCATAGCTGAAAGGCTACCGGAAATCGGCTCGAGGAGGACGGTGCTACATTCCCCTAATGGGGTAACCACCTATCCTTAATAGAATAAGAAAGGACTCACGCCCTTTCGAAATCGATCAGGATATCCCTGATAAGAGACGCCGAAGCGCCCCCTATGTGAGGCAGAGATGGTTGACCAGTTAGTAGGATCTGTAGCAATGGGGTGAATCAGAGTTCTGTGGGGAAACGGTAACCTTAGTAGACCGGATATCATCCGGAATACGGGCTACAGTGTCCCAAAGTTCTGGAAGTGATCCAGTTGCCCCACTATGTCCCTACTGCCGAGGTAACTCGAAAAGAGAGCCTTGGTAGTCAGGTAGTACCCGCATGGGACATGGGCACCAACTTGGGTGCGCTAGCCCATTACGGGATACTAAGTAACTACCTATAACTCACTCCTCTGAGGGACCTCGGAAGGCTCCTGATATGGGGTGTCTCGGCGGTTTGAAGGGATGTTAGGACGTTGAACCTGACTGAAATTCGACCGGTGTTATCCGGACTCATGACAGACCTGCTCACCCGTAAGGGAAAGAGAAGTCTCCTGGAAAAGTACTAACTACATGCACATTATCTGTACACATAGCTTTCCTATTCTTTGGATTCCTCCCTTCTGCCTATCACCTTCTTCTTACCGGCGTTACACGCAGGGTCCGAAGTTTGAGGTTAACGGGGTAGAGATGACGAAAGACGAAATCTTAGCCATCGACCCTACCCAGCGGACAGTTGCCCACTGGCTAGTAATCGTGGATTGGGATCTACAACGCCTCCGGCCATACGTATTAATTGATCCGTATGACCCGAGCGGCCTCTTGTATCTCAACTCTGCCGAATATCTAGTTCAAACCCGTACGTTAGCTTCATCCAACGTTCCTTTCATTGTAATTGCCCGTCCTGGCACTCCACGTGTCGTCCCAACCAAAACTCCCCCCCTTTCGGAGGATCGCGTTGGTTGTACCGATGAGGTTTTCGCTTGGGCTTTCGAGGAAACTGGCGCTCCGCGCCGGAAAACTCGTAAGTTTGGGCGATTCCAGCGGTACACTAAGGCCCCTCTTGGGACCGAAGGTGATGTTCACGTAGAATGGTGTCCCACCACATGGAAACATTTTTCCGATCTCCGTAAATGGATATCAAAGAATGCCCCATGGGGGGAACACGAGACGGTCAAGGTCAATGATAGAAATATCATGGGACTTTTGGGGATGTGGCACCGTGAGTTGCTGCATTACCTAGACGTTAAGAGTCCGGGGCGCCGATCTGAGCAGTTAATTCCGCTCATCCAGCACCTTCAAACTCTTCTACGTCATAATGGTCCCGCCTTCACGATACAGAGGCTGAAGATATCACTCTTCTGCCTCTACTCGTACATTGGAGGGAGCCCGGTAACGTCATCTCAAATGACCGAACTGGGTCACCGAATCAGGCTTCGTGGCGGCCTCCCATATTTCCTTTCTAAGGGCGTACGGGATAGTATCCGAAAGGGCTCACTTGACACTATTCGTGTCTATGCGTCGCTCCTCAACATTTATAAAGTGTTGTGGGGACCGCATGGTGAGTCACCTCTAGGGACTATCACTGCACCTCCTTTTAAGGGGGGCGTGGGAGACTTCTCCTCGTTCATCAACTCATCGAGCGATTCATTCTATGATCGGTGGGAGAACCATATACAGACTACCTCTTACGACTGGATCAAGCATAAAAGCTTGCCAGGGTTTGAGTATAAGTCTGAGTATGGCTATCTCATAGCTAGCGCAGGAGCAAATGCTTCCTGCGCGATGCAATCCATTTACTTGGATACTCTGGCTTGGGAGGCAACAGGTGTTGCCAATCTTCCGCTGGAGTGGTTCAAGTTGTGGGGCGATCAGAAAATGGTCGATTTCTTTGAGAAGGTGCACGAAGAGGGGGGAGAATGGTATCAAAATGTCCAGAATGCACCTAATTCGTTACTCGACAAACCTTGGGAGAAGGAGGGTTCTCAGATTTCACGAGTGAACTCTGAGTTCCTTCGACTCCTGGGGCGGATCGAGACGGATGAGTATGCAACCCGGCCATCCGATTCATATCTCTCTAAGCTGGCTGATCTGGCCGGAATGTCTTCCCCAAAGAAGGTGAAGTATTACGGAGCGCCGTACTACACAGAAGAGGGGGGTTATACCCCTCTCTTTCTGGATAGTTGGTACTCTGCTTTACAACACTTTATTAAGGTTGGCGTTCATCCGGAAAAGACAGCTTACCACAAGCCGATTACCGGAAGACTTCACTCCATTATGGAGCCTGCGGGGAAAGTAAGGGTGGTTGCCATTTGTGATTACTTTACTCAGGTCGGGCTTAAGCCCCTCCATGAGTATATCTTCAGTTTACTGAAGCGTAACCCAAATGACGCCACGTTCGGACAGCAGGAAGCTGTGGACCGATTCGCTGCAATGGGTCACCAGGAGATTTTCTCCTATGATCTCAAAGCGGCGACAGATATGATCCCGGTACAACTCTATAGAGAGGTTCTTGAACCTCTTATAGGGCGTACTGGGGCCGATCTCTGGGTACAGCTTCTTTCTGAACGAACCTTCCTTGCCCCAAAGGATCTCCGTAAAGGGGGAACGGAGTGGGTTCGGTATTCGAGAGGCCAACCGATGGGTGCCCTTTCATCCTGGGCTGGATTAGCCCTCTGTCACCATGCCTTAGTTCAGTTCGCTGCAAAGCGAGCTGGGCTAGAGGGTTGGTTTACCGCTTACCTGGTTCTCGGTGACGACATAGTCATCGCCGATGCCAGGGTCGCGGGCGCTTACCTTTCTATCTGTGAGGAATTCGGGATAAAAGTAGGTCTGGCAAAATCACTGGTCTCCAAAAGAGGCCTTATGAACTTTGCTTCACAGACTCTGCTTGGAACAGCGAACCTTTCTCCTATCTCACTTGGTGAAGAGCTTGTTGCTCAAAACTGGGCGAGACGGTTAGAGTTAGCTGCTCGGATTAACCACAGATATGGTTCTGGTGAGGGAGCCAAAGCTACCATGCTTAACCTGAGAAGAGTCCTGACGGCGAACCAGTGGGACTCCTTGCAAGGAGAACTTACTGGTCTCGTCAAAGGGGGGATGAGAGAGCGCTACGTTCGGTTCATTCTGCAGAACCCGTTCACACACCTTTCGGAGGTGGACCGGCTCTACATAGAGAGGATTGTGGAGTGGTTAGGACTGTTATGTCCGGAACTGCTCCGACTCTCACGAACGCAGAGCGATGTCCTTAAAAAGGAGATCGCTCGTGCTCTGTGGGACGATGTCTCTATGCTCGTATCGAAAAAGATTCGCGAGTACTCAGACGCCATAAAGGAGTCTGCAGCGCTTGTGAATTCTTCTAGGTACGGGACATTTGAGACAGGAACTGTCCTTTGGCGGTACCTTTCGGAAGCCTTAGCTTCACACTTCAAGCGTATGCGAGAAGAGAAGCTCTGGCCCCTTGAGGATACCGTTAAGGGGTACACCAGTCCCCCAGACGTCTCAGTGATAGGAGATATCTGGGTCGCCCTTTCTAAGGTCCCTTCAGTCACTGATGCCTTCTGTGACGGTCCACGTGAAAACGTGTTCCATGTCATAAAGGGTCAGCTCCTGTTAGATGACCGAACAAAGGGGTCGCCAGTCCGTGTAGGGAAGCTTGGAGCTGTCCAAGGGAAATTCCCGGCGCCAAAAGCGCCGAAAGAGTCCCTTAGGGCACCACTCCAGGCTCTCCTACTAGCCGTAGCAAGAGCTCTTGGAGTTGTCCTGCCGGCGTTCCGCATTCTTGGCAAACCCTTGAAACCATCGTTCCTTGGTGCCCTTAAAGAGGGCATCAAGTGTCTGATGGATTCTCGGATCGACCGAGACGCTTCACCACCGTGGAGCAACTCACCTCTGGTACCGGTTATTCTTGCGGTACCAGGGCCTGAGTGTCTCGCCTTGGTTCGGGTCTCCGATGACGAAGATGACTAGGGGGTCTCTCACCGTAAGCATTCCTCCGCCTTTGCCCCTAAGGGCCCAGGGATGGTTCTTAAGGTGTTCACACCGATAAGGTGTCGGTAGGAGACGTCATCTATCCTATTGGCAGTCAGAAGGATGCACACTTTTGATTTGTGAGCAGCCTAGCTAGGTTGCGTGGGAAGATGATGGTGCTACCAGGATGGCACTTGGTAGATAGCCGCAGGTACAGCTGTCTTTAGCTCGGCCCTGAAAGGGATATCCCTGACAGTGCGTTGCAAAGCGCATGCACCGGGTAAATCGCTCAGACACCCTTGTCTGGGAAGAGAAGCCGAATCGGTTAACTCATCACGGTTTTGTCCCTCACGGGCCCAAACCTTGTTGGGTCGTAATGAAGTCCGAACAGGCTCCCTGCCACAGCAAGCCACTTCCACCGGCTGGGAACGCTACTCCTTAAAAG